CCAGGCCGTGGTGCATGCACCCGACATTCGTCGCTAAAACCTTCACAAGCCTAAGCAAATGATAGGAGTTTAAAGCATGAGAATCCGTTCAAAGGCGTCAGATCCGCTCGAAAAGCACACGTTCACAGAAGAAACTTTTCTGTGGCAACAAGGCTCGACGACGACTTCCGTCCAGGACGGTTTGATTGTTGGCGAGCTCACGGTCTTTCAGGATGTGGTTACAAAGGACTACAGAAAGAAGCAAGCCGCTGGGACGGTAATAAACAACCCGTGTATCAGCGACTTCGAATCCTTCTCCTACGTGCCATCTCCCTGTACCCGTGAGTACGTCGGCTCTTATCCACAACACCTGTGGTCCCCGGGAAGTGTGTATAAAATCATACATTCCGGCATACCAGTAGGTGATCGGGACTTTACTCAGATTCCTGAGGTTGACGTAGAGTCGCTGGTGATTGAAGCCAGTACTCGTGCGTTGGCCGAAGTGGGTAAACCTGATGCACAGGGTCTCGTAATCCTTGCTGAATTGCAGAAAACTTTGCAGTTCATGCGGAACCCTGTTGAGGCGCTTACAGTGATGAGGGAGAAAATTTTGCGCATTCGTGATGTTAACGAACGGCGGAAATTCATCCTCGAATTGTTGCAGAGCCGCGTCCGTAATGCTAAAAACGTTATGGACATAAAGCGGTGGAAAGCGGCGATTGATGGCTACCTCTCAAGGTCGCTATTTGCTGAAGTGTCTCGGGCCACGGCTGTTGGCGTTTCTAGCCAGCACCTTGCAGTCCTCTACGGGCTCTTGCCCTTAATACATGATATAGAGGATGTTCTGAAGGCTGCCAGGAAGCTCCAGAGCCCCAAACGCGTGCGGGCAACCGCACGAGGTAAGGCATCAGCTTCAACAGAAGCGAATTGGACACGTACTCTCGGCATCTCTTTCGGTTGGGCCAATATATCAGGCTACGGAAGTAGACAAGTCAATGTGCGTGCTGGTTCGCTTTACGACATAGGGTTGGTAGGTCCGACCGGGCTGCAAGAGCTCGGCTTAATGCTTTCGGATTTACCTGCGGCTGTTTATGAAGTTATCAGCTACTCCTTTGTTGTGGACTGGGTCATAAACCTGGGAGATTACATCCAGGCAATAACCCCGGTTGCTGGCGTTAACCGCCTCGCGGAATGGTACACAGTTGAAACCATCGAGACATCTATTGAAACAATTGATAGTGTCGAAAACGGTGGCGGAGACTGGTCCGTTCAGGGTGGCGGCGACATGGGGACATGCGTAAGAAGACGACGCACTCGTACCCCTACTAATCTTGGCGACAGGTCTGGTCTCACCTTTACGTGCAACATGGGTGTCTCACAGATTCTAGCCTCAATCAGTCTTCTAACACAACGACTTCTAACGAAACGACGTCGTTAAACTGGAGCATCACAGTATGACCATTACCTTCAATTCAAAGGCATTTGCCATTGACCGCGAAACTCCCGACATCGTGACCTACGCCGGGCCGCTCCACACGCTCACGCAACAAGATACATGTGAGCTGAAGCGGATTTACCCCAAGCGCAGCGCTACGTTCGCCGGAGTCGCTAAGCCGACTTTGCGGTTCACCAGGGCTGTGGAAACGGACGCCGTAACTGGCCGTACCGACCCACTGATCGCCAATGTGTCGTTGTCTATCCCCGTGGGGACGACCGCGACCGCCATTGACGACATGCTTGCTGACGTTGCCTCTGCAGTTGCAAGCAGCGTCATGGCCGACCTCTGCAAAAAGTTGAAGATCAATGCGGGGTAAACTCCTGTCATTGCTTTTCGCTTCAGTAGAGTATATCATGGCCCAGTGCATCATTTGGGTCATGCTCATCGGTCGTTCAATTGCCAAGGAGCACTATGAAAATGCCCCGCAAGACCTCTGGTATAAAGCCGGAGAGATGGTTTGGCCCGCTCATGAGCGGACTATACCGGCAAGTAGCAAGCGAGCTGTCACTACCCCTCGGGGTGCTGGAACAAGACGGAGACATAAAACCCCTGATTGACCGATGTTCTGGTCAGCTTTCATCAGGGAGCTCCCGATCGTTCCTTAAAACTTCATCTATGGTGTGGAACCCGCATGTGCAAAGTTCCGAGCAGTCTTTCAGGCTGCATCACCAGATGTCGTGCTTGTATAAGAAGTTCCCGTTTCCGCTTGACAGCGGACCATCTCCAACTGACGTCGCCCTGGAGAAATTCAGGCGCGCAGAGAAGAGGTGCAGAGACCTTAACCGTGCAATAGTACTACGTTGCCAGTCAGAGGATCCTCTAAATGCTAAACGGGGGCGTTTTCTCCATCGTAAGGCATTTTTAAGTGCCAAGCGGTGGATCCATAGAGTGCTGGGTTTTACTCCGGAACTCGAACGGATTTACGAGCTTTGTGACTTTGGCCCTGGCGCCGCCGTCGGTGTGCACGGAACCCTCACCCACGCCCTCCGCAAGGTGGACAGTGAAGAGAAGACCGTTACCGGTTCGGCTTTGCCATACGCGATCGCAGCAATGCGGGGTGACCCGCTAATGTGGGAGTATTTCGAAGTTCCCACATCGCTACCGGCTGACAGTGGTATCTCCTCCATGGACCTGGATAAGGCCTTTGGAGAAGCTGTCCGTCGCGCTGTTGTGATTGTCGACTACAACATAATAACAACAGTACCGAAGACTGCGTTGTCCGAAAGGACGATTGCAATAGAACCGCTTCTAAATGGATACCTACAGAAGGGGGTCGACCAGTATATGAGGGAATTACTCCTCAGAATTGGTATCGATCTCCGTGACCAGTCAGTGAATCAACGACTGGCCCAGCTAGGATCTGTAACGTCGCGGTTAAACCCTTTTGCAACCTTGGACTTAACTAGTGCCTCCGACTCTGTCTGCATCGAGTTGTGCCGGTTATTGTTACCAAGGGACTGGTTCGTTTTACTAAACCAGTTGCGAAGCCCGTGTTATCGCCTGCAAGGCACAGACAAGTCTGTGCGCTACCACAAAATTGCAAGCATGGGCAATGGGTTCTGCTTCCCATTAGAGACGCTGATTTTTGCGTCTTTCGTGCACGCTGCTTATGAAGTCACCGGCGACAC